ATATGGGTCATCTCCACCACTAACTACAACGCTATTTGTAAGAGGAAATAGATTCGTCGTCCCCTCCTCCAGCATCACCGCCTGGCCGAATTGACCCTGCTCGAAGCGAGGCTGATTAGCAGCAACTTGTGAACCATCACTCTTATAAGCTATAGAACTACGAGTAAACGTCGGCTGAGCTACTGTCTTAATTACAAGCTTGCCATCTTCGGTCGGCTCTACATTCACCAACTCACCACGCAACCAGTCGCTAATGAACTGCTCCACCCTTGACAATGAAAACTGCCTCTGCACTTCTCTATACCCTACACCTACTTGCACTTCAGCTGGTTGGCCTAATGCATTTACCACGGTAAACCAAACTGTTAACTCATCGCCGCTCCACTCAAACTTGAAATTCTTCACTTCAGCTGTTCTCGGATCTGTAAGCAAAGCTTCGGTAATCTCTCGTTCCAATTCCGCTTCTGTTACTGCTCTTGTGGGCTGTTTAAGACAACTTTCAATGTCAGCGCCATAATTCCAATCGTACACAACAAATGCCAGCCTCTGTGTCAATATCGCTTTTACACACCATTGCGCCCAAGCTGTCAAACCGTCTACCTCTACCACATCACCGCTACCTGTTTGAACAAAATCGCATATGTCCCAATCCCACAACCAACTTTTAGGGAAAGCTACCACTGTATTTTCTGTAGCACCCACTATATCGGGCATATCGAAACGCGGATATAAATCGCTCATGAACTCACCACCTTTGCAATTACGACAGGGTCTCTATGCTGATTAACCCATACCACCAACACCCTATCGCCACTTTTAAGCTCGGGTTTAATTTTTATATTCACTTTCTCAACAGTGCTCTGTTCCCAATCCCACCTTGTCTGTGCGGTATGGTATATGTCTACTCCTTCTATCGGCTTCCCTTCTTTGTCTACGGGATACTCGCCAACACCTACCAACGACCAAACGGGAAACTCAACCTGTGCAGTAAAATCGGCTATCAAATAATCGCCTTTCTTTATCGGCATTGCAAACGTATCAAGCTTCAAGCTCATATCTGGCTGTATCGTTCCTAATTCAATGCTATCGGGTTTGTTAGCTATTAAACTAATTCTTTCATTTAACACTTTAGCCAACTCGTCAATGCTTTTCTTGTTCATTTTAGCCCCACGCTCATAGTTAAACTCGTAACATTATGCTCTATGGATACGACTTGGTAATATCCATTTAACGTCCCAGCAACAACTTTCACCTTATCACCCTTCCTGATAAAGGGAACATCTACGCACCTGATTGTCCTGTCTTTCTCTGGCTGTCCGAACTCCTTCAATATCTCTTTCTCCTTCTGCTTTCCATCGGCTATGGTTTCATCTGAACTATTCTGGACAATCCTTTGCAATATACCATATTTTGTGTCTCCGTCAAGAACTGCAATCAACGGTGCCCTTCCTTCCTCATCTTCCGCACCTATTATGCGCACCCGTGTAACAAGATTATTGATGCTCCACCTATCCATTACCGACTGCACATTTTCGTTATATGCAAACACGTAAACATCTTGATTGGACATGGCTTTTCTGATATAAACCTTCCCTTTTTCACTACGTACGATAAACTCGCCTGCTCCCTTATCTTTACCTTGTTTGAGTATGCTGTTTATCATCTCCGCAACCGTCATCTGTCGGAATACTTGCTTGGCTAATACTACATTCGGCCCCTCTATCTTGCCAATGGGAATATTCCATGCCCTGAAAATATCTGTCAACACATCTATTGCCCTTTGTCCCGACCTATAGTACCTATCATCTTCACTCTTAAACAAGTAAATCAGCTGGTCGTACGCTTCAATCTCCACACTACCCAACGGATCCGTGGACGTCATCCAATCAAACACCGTACCCCTGAACACTTCTACCCCATTCGCTAATAGGTATATCGGTGTCCCAAGTGCTACAAGCTGGTGTATCCACTTCCCACCTACTTGCTGATTTGTCAATGTCATACTTAAATGCGCTGCTAACTCACCATCGGCATCACCAAAGGACAATTGACTAACAAATGGCGTAACATCCATTTGCTTACCGCTTGGGTCAATAATGCGCACTTCATACTTTATCTTGGTAATATCAACCAAGCTTAAGCACCTGCCCGGGTTTTATCTTGTTCGGATCTGAACCAATGACAGCCTTATTCAACTCATACAGCATCCTCCACTTTGCACCATCACCGAGCATTTTCTTTGCTATACCCCATAGGGTATCACCTTGTTTTACGGTATACGTTTTCGGGATACTCGGAGCTGGTCTCTGTGCACTCGTTTTAGCCTGCGCACTCGTACTCTTCTCTTTCTCTGTCATTACAACCAAATTGCGTGCCTCAACCAAACTTATAGAGTAATAGCAATCGCCATGTCCACCTTTCCATGTATGGTCGAACTCTTGAATGTAACAATCCATGTTTATCGGTGTTTCTGTTATCAGCAAATGAACTTTTACGTTCTCTCGTCTCCAGCCTGAAATCAAACCCACTATCGCCTTGGGATCCTGCCAATCCACAACATATATGCTGTTCCTCCTACTCACACCCNGGAATATACCCTCCCACCTAATCGTCGCTGGTGCAATACCTCTCGGCATTAAGAAATCGCCCAAATCAATTATGCTAACGCTGAACAACTTTGAACTTGTCATCACTTGCAATTGTTCTGGGTTCATCGGTAAATGAAGCTTGGTATTCTTCCCTGTTATGTAAAACTCCATTTATCCCACCACCATATTAGAAAACGCCTTCCTTAACTCTGGCGCTAATACTCCCACAATCTTGTCGACAGCCTCATCTACATCAGCCTTATTGTTTATGACAACTTCACCAATTAACCCTTCGGTGTTAACATTAATGTTTACGGTACTCTGCACATTACGTGGAACAACTGACACAGTAGGAACTTCTGTTTGAACATTATGTGTTACAGTGCTATACGACATTGCCTGTACATTTTTCATTGTGTTATATGTATTATTTATCGTGGCTTGATTCATTGTGTTATATGTATTATTTATCGTGGCTTGAGTTACACTTTCTATTGGAGCACTTCTCATCACCCCAAGGTGCTCACCTACTACTTGCCACAGCTCCACATTCTTTTTTGTACGTTCTAAAGGAATAATTGCCTCCGCTCCTCTTTCAGCTACTTCAGCTATGTGTCTCGTGTAAAATATCCCACCTCTCGCATGGGCTGGTAAACTTGAAAGTGGTATTTTATCCATTAATTCGCCAGTACTTGTTATATAACCACTTTCAACCATAAATTTATAAGCTTCATCAGGCAACATGCCAGCTTGTATAAGCATCATCTGATATTGTGCTGCTGAACCTGTGAGCTCAGGCGTACTTGATGTAACTTCAGGCGTTCCTCTCTCGTCTAAATACTCTTCCAAATTAAAAAGTGCAGCCAAAGCAGCTAATCCTCCAGCCCCAACTATTGCACCTTTCCAGCCAGCTATCTTGAAGCCTACTATTGCACCAAGAATTGTCATTAATTTAACATTGCTCTTTATCCCATTGAAAATCGCACTTGCAAGCTCTGATCCAAGCGTGTAACCAAACGTTGCAAGCTGCTTACTTAACTCAGACTTTTCTGGTCCGAAAATAGTTTTGAAAAATGAGTTTATCGTTTCTTGTATCTTTCTAAATGCTTCTTGTCCCTGATCCCCCTTCAACCAATTATTTAATGCTGTCAGTACTTGGCTAAAAGCGGTAATAATTTTTTGTGTCATTGACATCNGATTCCAGCCCGGTATTGAACTCAAATCACCAAAGAAACGAACCACCTTTCTATAAGCATTCTGCATCGCTTCTCCTACCCTAACACCTGCTTTATACAGTCTATCTTGAACACTCTTTAATGCATCCTCGCCTTTGGTAGCCGCTTCAACAAGTCCGAATAAGATATCCTCTACTGGCTTCAGCATCCCTTCACCGAAATATGTTATCGTCATGCCTGCAATATCCTTTAATGTAGATATCAATCCAACCAACGTCTTTGCCTGTAATTCACTTCCACCAGCATACTGCTTTAACGCTCTTAAAATTGCTTCCATAGCCTGCTTTGCTGGAATAGCCTTCTTCGAAATATCATCCAACGACTTTACGCCGAGTTCCTTCAATACATCTGTCATTGGTATTCTTAACCCTAATGTTACCTGCCTTAAGTCTTGCAAGCTTAATCTTCCACTCATAGCTATTTGAGTAAATCCAAGCATTGCACCCTTTAACCCTTCCATACCCGCACCTGTCATAGCAGCCGCATCAGCAAATTTCTGAAGCGTTTCCAATGTAATTCCTGTAGCCTTCTCAACACCATACATTTGCGTATATATAGGAAGCAACTGCGTAGCAAGGCTTTGAACATCTGCAAATTCAAATGGCGTAACAGCTGCAAGTGCTTGCAACTCACCTATGAAACGTTTAGCCCTTTCCGCATCCTTAAGGAAAAAATTAAACGATATCCTCGCTTGTTCCATCTCTCCTGCAAGTTTTAATGGCCCAGCAATAAGGGCTGTCATCCCCACCCCAGCACCAGCTATCCCAAGCNTCCCAAGTGGTGATGTTATCATCCTTCCTACTCCACCCAAAATGCTGCCTATTCTACTCACGAAACTTTTTGCACCACTTAAAATGCTCGAAAATACAGGCGTAACTTGGTCAACCGCGTGCACAACGACACTCCACACTTTGCCAGCAATTCTGCTCAAACCTGATTGTGCACTTGCTACTGCTGGTGCTGTATTATCAATCGCTGTTATGGTAGGCTTATCAGTCGTATTCAGGGAACGGGCTAACTTCTTATTTGTTGACTCGGCATTCTGGGCGAAACGATTAATTCGCTCATTTGCCTGCTCTATAACTGGTGCTGATTGGTCTTGTGCGGTGATTAAAAGCTCTACCTTATAGGTCTCGTTAGCCATCTTTCCCCCTTATCTTCTCTAATTCTTCTTGCTCCTGTTCTAACTCCACCAACATGCTTGCACGCATAAAATCACGTATCTTTGGCGGCTTGCTCCAATACTCATCTGGAGTAATGCCACATCTTTGGAGCAGGTGGTGAATAATGGTCGCTTCACCACCCGCCCTGATTAGTTTTTTAAAGTTTCAACTCGGCTCTCGTTTTCCTCGCTATTATACCCACTCAAACGCTCTATGAGTTCGATAACTTCATTCTTCTCGCCACGCTTAAGCACTTTATCCACCAACTGCCAACCAGCAAGAACGTTGGCTTTTTCCCACAATTCTTTGTTATCCCAAAGCATTGCCCTATCTTCTGGGTGCGTGGCTTGGACAATCATCAATGAGTTAAACTTTGCGGCATTAAACTCCTGCGGTACTGCCAAATTGCCAAGTCTTTTATCTCGCACTGTTTTTGTAGCTTCTTGCCTACACTCCTCGGCTTCTTCATCGGTCAACCCACGCACTCGGAACGAAAATAACTCCTTCCCATCCCTAACTACGTGGTACGTCTCATATTCTACGATTGTGTCCATCGCTTTTAGAATGCCAGCTACATCCCTTAGTATGACATCTTCTTTACTTAATAACTCCTCTTTATCAACCTTACTCACTTCTCACCCCTCCTATGTGTGTGCGTGTAATACCCCCATAAAGTTTAATCTTGCATCTGGAGCTCCTTTTGCTAAACTGTCCAACACTTTTTTAAGTATCTTGGCGTCCTTTATTACTGTCTCTGTAAATGTCAAAGTAACTGTATAAGATTGGGGTATTGCCCATACTTGTTTATTACCAGCTGCTTGGTAATCGGTATTGGTTGAGTTTATCTGTGCTTGGAATGTGTTTACTTCAGCAAGCAAATTACCATCGCCATCATAAAGTTCCCCATCATAACCACGAATAATATGATTAGGCTGGAATGTTCCTCCATCAAGGGCTGATTGCAATTCTACTGGAGCATTTACCCTGAAACTCCACGCCCTTTGCACAATATCCCCTGTCCGAACATTCACTATGTCAATCGCACCATCAGGTACACAATCTCGGAATATATATCTGCCATCTGCCATATTCTTTCACCCCCTTTTATACTGGAGCAAATCTAAACTGGAATGTCAAGTACAGCTTCTCTGCACTATCGGTATCATCTACTTGTATGATAAACCATGCGCTATCACCTTTTGGATGATTAGTCGGGTCTTCATAAATCTGACCAGCAATTAGTGCCCCTTCATTAATCATCTCATTTATTACCCCTTGCGCTGCTGCCATCAATGTAGCCCTACCATTAGCGTCATTATTTATCTTCCCAATCAACAAGTCCCAAGTCGCACCAATTCTGTCAATCAGCGTGTCCCTTGTCCTTACTCTTCTTATCTTCCTCCAACCCATGTCAAGGTCAGCCGTCGGAGTTATAAACGTATTAATGCCTTGCTCAATCTGAACCTGTTTCTGCGAGCTTAACGTAAACACCAATGCTCCACTATTCAGCGCACTTTCTATATCGGTATTACTCAAAGCACCTACCAAACCTGTAGCTCCCTGTATTACGGCATGGGTAAGGCTCTCTGTTACATCAGCACTTGCAATCATCCCAGCTACTCGCCCTGTGGCTTTATAACCTTCTATCGCTGTTCCATCAGCGTAACTGAACCCATTCAACACAAACACAATTGCTGGATCGTTAAAACTACGTGCCAATGTTAGTCTGGAGCTTAACTCTACATTTGTCTTTTGTCCTAACACTGCCATGACACGCTTACCAGCGTTCCTTACACGGTCTATGTACGCCTGAATTGAAGTAAATAAAATGGAATCTTCACTATCAACTACGAGCACATTCCAATCTATCGCCTCAAGTGATGTAAGGGCCGTCAAATAATCATTTGTGGTAGTGGTAGGGTCAAGCCCACCTGTCATACCCGCATTGGCTACTGCCTTCAATGTTCCATTACCAGCCGCAATCTTCTCTGCAGTAACGTATTTATTCGCTTGTGAACTATTCAATGCTGAAACCAATGCATCGGGCTCTCCTGTTCCTTTCGCAAATGGTACTGTAAGTAACAACGTTGCTCCTTCATACAGCAAAAACTCTCTTAAACTCGTATTTGTCAACGAATCCCTAATTGTTACCGTGAAATTATTACCCCTTGTGCCTGGATATTTCGTGGTAATTTTTACCACTTGCGCTGGAGTAGTATTACTATCTGTTAACGTAACCTGAGCTGGAGCTCCTGCTTCACCAACACGCACACCTACAATTTTTTTGCANCCACCTNTAAACGCCTCGGTAAGCATCGTTAAACTTTCACCTGATCCAAACACGTCTCGTATTGCTTCATTTGTAGCTATGGTAATAGGTGTGTTAATCGGCCCCCAATTACTTTTTACTACCCCAGCCACAATCCCTTGCGGTAATGCAGGGACTACTGGCTGTCCTATATTCTGCACTCGGACAAATACGCCCGGCCTTACTTTTTGTTCACCGCTTGTAAACGTTACTCCTGCCATACTCTACACCTCTTTTCGTAAAAAATCCGACAGAAACTTACTTATCTCTTTTTTAGT